GGGAACGCTATCGTTCATATCTGGAATATTCCGGTCACAATACCTCACTACTAATCTAGACCCGCTAGCCTACATCCTGTAGGCTAGCGATACGTTAACCAGAAAGAGGAAATACAATGGACATTTATTGCGGACACTGTGGCGAACCTTGGGAGATTGACTCACTACATGATGTAGTGAGCGAAGGTAACGCAAAGAACTATCGCGATGCCGCTCACAAGTTTACTAAGCTAGGTTGTGGCATCATGATGTATCCTACGACCGGTACATGCTCTAATCCGGTATCCGACCAGTACGCGGCCGACCGCGCCAGGGTAAACCATATCATGAGCCCTCATCCAGATGAGTGGATGGAATAGAACCAGGGGCGCCCTAGTGGCGCCCCTTTTTTTATGCCGCGTTGGCCGGCCACCCCATGGCGGTGATCCGCAGAGCGCGGCCGGCCGTCCAACCCCAAGGGCGCCAGGGCGCCAGGGATCTAAGCACGACCGGCCGTCGAACGTCGAACGCGCAGGGCGCAGCGAGGGCGCAGGACCTGCAAGCGACCGACCGGCATGCGAGGGCGCAGGATATGCAAGCGACCGGCCGGCTAGCAGGGGCGCAGGATATGCAAGCGATCGACCGGCTAGCAGGGGCGCAGGCATATATATAAATATATATAGGCTAGCAGGGGCGCAGGCTTGGCGCGATGCGGCCGGCGATGCGGCCGGCGAAACAGCGAACAAAATACTTGTGATGTTAGCGCGGCCGATGTAGAGTAATCGAGTAGACGAGAAACAGGAAGGACAGACAATGAAATCCGGAGTCATATACAAGGGGCAAAGCCTATTGGATGGCAAGCCAATCGTTGCGATTGCAACGTATAGCGATCGCAACACAAAGACGGGCAAGGTGCTTCAGACTTATATCATACGCGCAGACATCTCACCTCTAGAAGCTAGCAAGAGCGGCGAAGATTTTAGCATATGCGGCGATTGCAAATTCCGAGGGACACCAACAACGGATCCGGTACGCAAGCAAGCGATCAAGCGTGACTGTTATGTTAACCTAGGGCAGGGCCCGACTATCGTTTTTAAATCATACATGCGAGGCGTGTATCCCATGGCGAACAATCGCGCAGACAGAACGGACCTAGGATTCGGGCGAGTTGTTCGCATCGGAACCTATGGGGATCCTGCCGCCGTCCCGTCTTGGATTTGGGATCAACTCTTAACCGGTTGCGAGTCGCACCTTGCATACTCGCATCAGTCTGGATTCCGTCCCGATATCGCGATGCAAAGCGCAGATACTGAAGCGCAGGCGGTTGCACATTGGAACAATGGCGCACGCACATTCAGAGTGATCACCGATATTGGCGACCTAGTGAAAGGCAAAGAGATCCTATGCCCCGCCAGTAAAGAGGCCGGCCGGCGCGTACAATGCAATGCATGTAAGTTATGCGGAGGTACATCTATCAAAGCCTCAAAATCAATTGCCATTGTACAGCACTAATGACACAATCAAGCGGGGACATTGTGTCCCCGCACTAGCAATAGGAAAACAAAATGGACAATCAAGCCGCACAGAATTTAGCAGACCAAATAGAAAAAGAGGTCAACGCGAACCCAGACTTCTGGACTCAGGACACATATTGGAACAAGTGTCGCACCATTGTTGAAATGAGACACCCAAAAATGGACGTCATGAAACAAGCGCGCCTCATTGGCAAAATGATGCAAGCGAGGTTTCCGTCATGATTAGCGCGGAGATTTCTTGCGATATCGCGTCCCTTGCCATTGAGGCAGGGGACACAATTTTCACCTTGGCAAACGACATAGGCTCAGACGGGGGCTTTGACGTTTACATATATCTAGATCCTAAAGACATCGAGACATCAGAGGACGCAGAGTTGATGCATTCAAGAAGCAATGCATTCGTCAAGCGTCTGATAGTCGGGCCCAGACAAGCGCGGATTTGCTGGTCTGATTGCTATGATCCTTACCAGACAGAAATGAACAAAGTAATCTATGAGGACCAAGGGCGCAGCCCATTCGCTGCGACACTACAACAAGGGCGCTATGACGTATTCTGCTATCATGGTGATTGGCATTTTGTACGGTCGGGGGATTTATAAAGACACAAGGAGCGGCGCCAGGGATTCCCTTGGCGCCTGTACTAGCAATAGGAAATCAACACATGAAAAACATTACGCGCCATACTGGGACAGTAAAACTTATCAAGCGGTTGCCAAATTCGTACAATGGAAACCCTCAATTCATTCTTGGCATAATGGACACCCCAAACAAGGGGCTCGGCTGGACGTTCCGAACACCCAAGGACAGTATGCTGGGATATGAAATACAAAACTACATCGACAAAGATATTGACGTGACAGTGACCATTGGAACAAAATATAATTGCACTATGCTGAACAGCCTAGAGACAGCATAGGGATAGGGGCGGCGCAGGGGATTCCCCTGCGCCGCTCATATTTTTTTTACACACACATTAGAGCGAGGGCGCAGGGCGCAGGGCGCAGAACCGGTTGGCCGGCCACCTCGATCAGGGGCGCAGGGCGCAGGGATCCGGAGAAGTTAACAAACATACCCTAAATGTTAACCGCCTAGCAGGGGCGCAGACCCGTTGGCCGTCCACCTCGGCGCAGGGGCGCAGAAACTAGGGCGCAGGGGCGCAGACATTCGCATAATGAGAGAGCAAGCGAGGGCGCAGGGCCGCGAACAAAGCCGCAGGGTTCGCGTACACATGACCAGTGCCGCATCGCAGGCCCTGTTCCATGAGGCACGGCCCCTGATCCCCGTCAAACAAATGTAGTTCCTTGGTCGAGAGGCTCTTCACCAAGAAGAAACACGCACCACCTCGTGACCAATATTGCATATGCCACGCGACCTGATGAGATCGGAGGCCGATTGCATTAGACTTCGCTACCTTCAACTCTAACCAGAGTGGCAGTCCATCCCAGACCATATGCACATCAGGAACACCGCCCCCATGTACGTTTTCAATCCTTGTTGCCGCTGTCTTTGGCGGCAAGTTCTGTCTTATCGTGTTCCAAAAGTTCGCCTCTGGTCCCTTCGACATCGGTCACATCCTTGAACTCAGCATCGATCACAAATGCCTGTGGGAATTTCTTTTGCAGGTCGGTCAGACGCCCGACTATTTCATCGCGGGACATCTGATCTATGGTGTGAGTTTGTTCTCGCCTGTCCACAGTCAGACCGCCTAGGGCAGACCGGATCTTTTCAGCATTGATAGCGGCAGAGAACTGCCCCGATTCCTCAGCCCCCTCAGATAGCTGGTGTAGGCGTTGCAGTTGCCCGATGGTGGTGACCCCATAGCGGCGTTCTCGTTCGTCGCGCATCTCTTGGATGTACTCAAGCACATGGGGATAGTCGCGCCCGTTCAGCAGTTTTGAGGCGGTAACGTTTGCCACATCTTTAGAGTACCCTGCTTTTCTAGCGGCTTCAGCGTTAGAGTAGATGCCTTCCACAACATGACGCCCGAACGTCATTTGCCTAGGTGTCAGGGTTCTATCGTGCGCTGCCTCGATCTTCTTTTTCAGCGATGCCATTGCATAATCCTCAACGTTTACAGGGAGTATAGAGACCGCTGCGCGTTACAACAAGTTTCTATATAGTATATTCCCACAGGAATCCGGACGGGTTGGACCTAAAAATCTAGGTGAGGGCAGTACTAGGTAACTGGGTAAGTGGTCACACTGGTCACACTTTGGTCACACCTCTATTTAGTATGCCGTGACCAAGCTAAAAACTGTTAACCCATTGTTAGGGTATAATAAAATCGTGTATCATTGTGGGGTGGTCACGGTGGTCACACCAAAACCCAATAGTTTTCATTTCAAAAAGTTTTAAAACCTCCAGCTACCTCCTATAGTGTAACCAAGAAACATTTTGACATGTGGCCGTGGTGCGTGTAACGTCACAAGTGTAGAACAAGTTAACCAGACTAGAAGGAGTGAAGAACTATGGAGTTACAATTGAAATCGATCAAGTACACTGAGTGGATGTCTGAGGAGACATTGTGCTTTACTGCTAATTTGTACGTTGATGGCAAGGTGTTTGCTGAGGTCAGCAGTCAGGGTCACGGCGGCTCTACTGACTTCCGCCCTCATTCAAAGTTTAAGTTAAACACCACTGAGGGTGCGATGCCTTTTTACCGTAAGTTAAAAGAGGTTGAGGCTCATTGTGAGGCGATGCCTAACCTTGAGCCGTGTGAGTTGTTTGATGAGGGTTTGCCCATGGGTTTGGAACTGTGGTGCAACATGGAGGTTGAGTCTTGGTTGGCGCGGCGTGATTTAAACCGCAAGTTAAAGAGCCATGTGTTGTTTCAGATGCAAGGCAAGGACGGGATTTACCAGACCAAGTACCACCCGACTGTGACTGACGGTTCGTGGAAGAATGGCCGGCGTATTTTAAACGACATGCCTGAAGCGGCGGCTCTTGATATTTGGAGGGCGAACTGATGCCTCGCTTTGATTTCACCCCTATTGATCCCCGCAATATGGCGGGGGTT